TAGTTATGTCAAACGACATGTACTATGACATGTTTAAGATTTCAGGAACAAGTAACCTGAATGACTTAGCAATCTTCAATCGTGACATTGGTGGATCAGGAAGTGTTGCAACAGGACAAGTACCTACAATCTTAGGTATGCCTGTGTATGTTTCTAACCACTTTGGTTCCTACAGTAATACATCAGGAACTACGTGGACTTCTGATTTGTGGACTCAGGCAGATGATTCAGCAACTAACGCTGATCGAATGGCTGTCCATGAAACAAGTCCTAATCCAGCTTGGGGCGATCACCAGCCTCTAGCAAGCTCCGTAGGTTCTGGAAGAACAACTCAGTATGACGTAGGTTATGACGTTTCTACTGCTGTCTGGAATACCCATGTAACTAATACTGGGTCAGTAGCTACTAGTGGACAAGCTCGTAAAACTGCTTACATTTCTGATGTGGCATTACGAGTACGTGCATTAGTAATGACTAAAGATGCGGTTGCTACTGTAAAACTAATGGATCTTTCGGTTGAATCTGAGTATCAGATCAACAGACAGGGTACATTAATGGTGTCTAAGTACGCAATGGGACATAACGTGTTACGTCCTGCGTGTGCTGTAGCTTTGATTCAAGGTTTATAGAATCAAGGTAACTCTTAGGGAGTATCCTTTAACTTGGGTGCTCCCTTTTTTTTACAAGGAAACTAATGGCTGATTACAAAAATAAACCTACTGGTAATATTAGAAAGTCAGGTACAGACCCAAAACTACTGACTACTGGTATGGCGGATACTGTTTCTTCGGTAGAGTCTCGTGAGCTTAAACAGAACGATTCTAGAAAAGCATTACAGAACCTAAAACGAGGCTATAAAAAACAAGGAGCACATTTAACAGTACGGGTAGCTAATGCAATAGGTAGGATGGTAGGTAGATTTGGCACACCTGTTAGTGACTTACTCTTTAATCCAAAGTCTGGTAATTATGGTGAAAAAGAGATGTTGGGAGCCTTAAAAGAACAAGAGAAGGCAAGCGGTTCAGCAAGGAATAAGATGGTTGGCCCTGCTCACTTTCAAGCTACCCTACTAAATGAAAAGATTCAAAATAAGAACGCCATACAGGATATAGTAAACTTCTCTGGTACAGGTAACAGCTTTCATGTGGATCATTATGATGTACTATTTGGACAGGATGGTATCATGTTTAAAGATCCAAAAGATCTAACAGAGGAAGAAAAGAGGTATGGTCTAGGATACACACAAAGTGTTTCACACTTATTAAATGTTAAAAAGAATAATCATCAGATAGCTAATGACCTTATAAAATATAATAAGAACTTTGTTACATGGATCAATTACGAAGGGCCAACACAAGTAACTGATAGTGTTGAAGTAAATGGGTATACAAAGACCTTCCCTAAAATAGTTCATCATGGAACACGTGGAGATGTGAGTACTACAATAGGATTCTGGAATAGGCACATGGGTTCTGATCCTGATGTGTTAGCAAGGTTAAGTGGTATAGATCTAGAACAAGAGATGGCAGGTCACTTTGGTACAGTAGAACAAGCACAGGATATTCTAAAGGGTAAACATAGGAAAGAAACTAGGTCTGGAGATAAGTACTACTCCGGATTTATAAAAGCAAACAATCTACTAGTACTACCAGAGTTGTACCATTGGGAATTTGATTCTGTTCTTGAGCACCTACAAGGTGGTGTAGATGTCGATGGTAATTTATTTGGTGGTGAGGATGCAGATGGTCAAAAGTTCTTTCAGAAAGATGAAGGAGATAATTGGACTTATGATAAGCCAGATGCACTCTCTCAAGATAGAGAAATAAAATTGGGAGCCAACCCTATTTTCCATGAGAAGATACCAGAGTTTAAAAATGATGGTACAAACTTTCCAAGACTAATGGAGTACATTGGTAAAGGGACTGCTGTAGAACAGATAATGAACTATGCTTATGAGATGCTAGAAAAGGACTACACAAGAGAAGGTATTGAGTTACCCGATTGGAACAGAGGTTTTGAAAGTATGCTGCCCAAAGAAAAAGCGGAGATACACTTCTACAAGATGCATGGTCTAATTAAATTCATTAATGATGACCTAAATTATGATGGGATTGAGTACGACAATAAAGTAGAAGATGTAGAGGATACGGATATAACAGAACCATCCTACATACTCTTCCATCCTTGGCAGTTTAAGTCAATATATAATCATGGAGAGTTCTCACGATATCGTAGAAATTTCTTAGGAAGTAACAGTAAATACAAAAAGAAGGAGCAGGTAGCATGAGTGAACGAGCTTTAGAAAACATGTCGGAGTTACAGGCAGTCAACATGATGCTGACAACTATTGGAGAACAGCCGATTGCCAACTTAAATGATAAGGCAGGATTACAAGATGCCTCTATAGCCCAAGATATTCTTCATAATACATCGAGACAGGTGCAATCAAGAGGGTGGATATTTAATACTGACCTACAAAAGATAATGTCTCCCAACAATGCAACCGCAGATGGTGGTAAAATTAAAGTGGATACTAACATCTTACGAATAGATACCACATCTAAAAAGAGGTCTAACCTAACAGATGTAGTAGAACGTGGTGGATACCTTTGGGATAGGGAGAAGAATACCGACTTATTTACTGATGATGTGACAGTAGACTATGTTACCTTTCTCCCCTTTAATAGTATACCTGAGTCTGCACGTAGGTACATAGCAGTTAAGTCAGCACGTATCTTTCACGATAGAGTAGTAGGTTCAGGTGAACTACACGCCTTCTTCCAACAAGATGAAATGCAAGCTTGGTCAGACTTACTAGAGTTCCAGTCAGAGGTTGGAGATTTTAATATATTCGATGACTATGACACCTTTAGAGTAGTAGACAGGAACCAAGATGCAAACCAACATTATGCGTGGAGGAAGTAGATGCCTTTAATCTCAGGAACTATACCAAGTTTAATTAATGGTATATCCCAACAACCTGCTACTCTCAGGTTACCAACACAGGGAGAGATACAAGAAAATGGATTATCACACATTGCACGTGGTTTAGAGAAACGACCTTGTACTGAGCATGTGACACTAGTAGCTGGTGTAACCTCTAGTAATAGTGACGATGTATTTATTCATACTATCCGTAGAAGTGAGGACGAAGCGTATGCACTAATTATGAAGGGTACTCCTAGTAGTGGAACACCAGAGATTAAAGTAATTGACCTAACAGGTTTTGCTACTGGAGTTGCTGGTAGTGAGGTACACGTAAGAGCAACAGCAGATGGTACTTCCGGTTCTTCTATAGCACTAAGCCATGCTAGTATGTCAGTCCAAGAGGATTACCTGAATAACTTTGAGACTGCAACTAATGTATTTTCTCCACATAGTCTGTCGGCTACTACTATTGCTGATTACACGTTTATACTCAATAAGACTAAGATAGTAAAACAAAAGGCTACACTACCAGATGTAAGACCTTATGAATCACTTTTGTACTACAAGATTGGAGACTTTGGTGCAAAGTACCAAGCTCTTATTACTGAGTGGAACGTAGATGCAACAGGTACAAAGCCAGCAAAAGATGCGACAATAAAAACTCAGTATAAAATAATATTTGCAACTCCAGATAACGAAGTAGAGTCTAGGTCTGGTGCAGGGACTTCAGGAAACTCAGCTTCCATTAATAACCAAGCCTCAGTACGTGTGAATAACATTGCAAATGCAATAGTTACAGGAGCAGATGCTAGTGATTTAGTTAAACTTTTGAGAGATGGTACTGATGACGGAAACTATAAAATAATTGTAGGTACAGGATCGGATGATGCTTCTGGAGCTGGGAGTAATGCTACTCTCTACGGAGGTGACAAAGGTGTAAAGAGCCTTGGCACAATCACATGTTCAACTCTAACCCAAGGAGACCAAAGTGCTTTCACTACTGGAGGATTAAATGCCCTTGTAACGGCTAATGACAGATACAAAGTTGTATTTGATGATAAGACAAGTGTAATCCATCTTAAAAACTCAACTTACCCTATTACTGTTGAGCTTACAGATGGTAAAGGTGACACTTTCTCTCGTGCCGTTAATGGTAGTCAAGAAGTACCTAACTTTGGTTACTTACCGGGTTCAGCAAATATTGAAGAAGGTTTTGTAGCAAGAATCTCAGGAGACAAGGCATCTGGACAAGATGACTACTACGTAACTTGGAATGGTGCTGTATGGAAAGAGACTGCTCAACCTATATATCCGGGTGGAGATACTCTTAGTAATTACACTACTGGAGCTTATGCTCTAGATACTAGTCCATCTGCCCCACTAATAGCACTACAGAAGGCCTCGTATATAGAGTTGGACGAAGGTACTATGCCTATGCAACTCTTTAAAGCTTTTGATAGCTCCAATGTTATATACTTTGTATTCAAACCAGTAGACTGGGCAGATCGTGA